AAAAGACCGTTGTTGAAGTTGGCTCCAATTACCTCAATATCGTCCGCAAGAGTAAAACTTCTTTTGAACTTTTTGAAGGAAATACCGCGGTGAACATAATCACCTCCGCCATTGAAGTAATCACCTGCTTCATCCCAAGTGGAACGAATAGTTAATACATCTTCTTTTACTTCGATTTCTACATCATTAATATCGAGTCCTGCCAAAGCAAGGTCAATAAAGAACTTGTCTTCGTCTTTCAGTGATCTGATATTATAAGGCGGGAAGCCTTGTGATTGATGTACTTGTGGGAACTCCACCAATCTGTCGAAAACTCTATCGAATCCTACAGCAAATGGGTGTAGTTGGTTTATATTTAATCCAGTCATATTTATCTCCTTTATTAAGCTAGATATTATTATCTGATGGTATTACCCATCACCTTATTCGTAAAGCCCTTACGGCACCTTACTGAATTATTTATATATTATATAACAGTTCGTTAAGAATGTCAACTATTTTTTGCCGATATTATATTTTACCGTCAAATCCCAGTCGTTCTTTTCTTTAAACGAAATGATTTTAATTTGATTGAGAGAAGCAACAGGATCTTTTGCTTTGGAAGGATCCACAATTTTAACAAGTTCCCATTCTTCTAACAAATTCACAATCGTATTACGACGTGATATATCTTCTTCTGTTAACGTATTGTGCTTTCCGTCTAAAATGAAAAGTTCTTTAAAATGTAATATCGCATATCTACCTTTCTTATGAAGGATATGACATGACTGATACAGTTTCTTTTCTTTACGACTTGATATGCCAATACGAGTTAGTGTTTCTTTGATTTTGAGAAAGCTATCTTGAGTAGGGAGTTCTACTTCAATGCCAACTCCTTTGAAAATGTCCGTGTCCATGATTTATATTCACCTTATTAATTATTTTATAGTGGCATGGTATATAACCATATAAGATTTATTTATAAAAATCATATCTTAACCACCTTCATTAATTTTCTCGTGGACAATTTCAAGTTGTTCTTTTGATAGAACTTTAAGATATTGCTTTGCTACGGTTCGGTTACATTGATATACTTCTTGGATTGCATCAAGGTTTGTATCCTTATCTGCTTTAGGCCATTTTGAAAATCTTTTACGTTTACGAAGGACAGTACGATAATAATCAAACTGGGCACCATCAAATAAATGATGACGCATATTCATTTCGTTTGCATGTAATATTGTATCTTCAAAATTTGTAAAGCCACGGTTCACTACATAAGCATTGTACATCTTTTCGGTATGTTCAGGTATATCTGAGTTACGAATAAGATCTTCCTTTGAGAAGGACGCAGCATTCATAAAATCAAAAGGACTAAGATCTTTCATCAAGTACCTCCTGAAGTTCTTTTGCTAATACATCAAATTCTTTACCGCATTCTTCACATAGTGTTACTTTATGTTTACCTTCAGAGGTATTCATTTCAACAGTATATGCTTTCTTTTTTGTGGTTGTTGTATTACAGTTAAAACACCTTGTCTTCAACATTATACATACTCACATTCAATCATAACCTCAGTTAAGAAGGCAACCATATTAATTTCTTGGTCAGCAACCAAACCTGACTTGTACATATAATCAGCTAATGTAACTATAAAACCAGCTTGTGATTGTAAAACGACCTTTTCTGAACACATATCATAGATACGTCGGAACATTTCGTTCATATCTTGGTCTGAATTCTTGGCAACCCATTTGCGCATATTCGTAAAATCTTTACCTTTGAGTAATCGGAAAAGATCATCAATAGATTCTTGTTTCAGATTAACAAAGATACCTTCATCAATTTTACCTGAAGCGGCATAGGATTGTAGTTCAGTCAATACACGACGGAAGTCAGGGAAATGTTTTTCAATAACCTTAGCAACTACCTTAGGATCGTATTCAACTTCTTCTTGGTCAAGAATTGCTTTAACTCTTTTGAAGAATTCCATTGCCATTTGAGGACGATCTTTAGTATCAATAGTAAAGTCTACTTCTGATAACCTTGAACGTAATGGACTGATAATACGATTCTTGAAATTACAAGTAAAGATAAATCCACAATTAGAAGAATATTCTTCAATAAAGTTACGAAGAGCAGGCTGAACATTTGCTGCGTTCAAATAATCTGCTTCGTCAAAGATGACATACTTACGTCCTGTTCCTGTGAGAGAAACAGCAGATGCGAAAGTAGAGATGTCGTATCGGAGAGTATCAATATTAACATTAAGAGAACCATTCTTTACGATATAATCGCAACCGAGTTCTTCAAGCATTGCCTTTGCGATTGTAGTTTTACCTACACCAGGACCGCCTGTTAATAATAGATTTGGAACACTGCCGTCTGATACGAACTTACGGAATGTTTCTTTTGTCTTGTCAGGTAGAATAGTATCTTCAACAATCTGCGGACGATATTTTTCAACCCATAAGACTTCGTTTGATTTTGCATCAATCATAATTCACCATAAACATAATATAAAAAATTTGAGAAAACGCGAGGGCGTTTGACCACCCTCACTTCTCGAGAAATGAGTTATTGATTACTCAACAACTTTATCAGCTAAAGGAGCACCTTCAGTTACTGATGTATCAACATTGGCATCCTGTTCACCAAGATTTGTATCTTGCTGTGGAGAATTCTGTCTTAGGAAAGCTTCGATTTTATTTCTTAGCATTCCTACTCCAGCCATCTCCTGACCTTGGAATCCACCACGTTGAGAGACTACGTCAATAATCTGCAACACAGTTGATAGGTCTCCAAGATTGATAACCACTTCTTGTTCTTGGCCTTGTTGTTGGCCAAAGTTACCTTGTACTGGTTCATTCATAATTTCACCTTTTATTATAAGTCGACTTTGAATCTATAGCCACGTAATACGTGACACCTTTTCCTTTAAACTCTGAGATACCTTTTGAACAAAGCGTAACCTCATAATCTAAAGGCATGAGTTTTAAATTATCAGTTTTAATAATAATCTTAAACTCATCGGCAGTATCCCCGATTTCAACGCCAAAGTCATCTGCGCCTTCGTTCGTACTGTCGATTGCTTTCAGATAGCATTTGCCGCCTTCGCCTACAAACGCAATCTCTGAAAATTGTAATACCCCTGCTGCCTTAAGCACTGAAGATAATTCATCGTTAGATACATTAACTACAACATCTGCTGAAGGGATAGTGATATCCTTTTCAGGTGGTGTATGTATCATTGATAAATCTGCATAGACATATTTCGTTCTACGCTTACCTTCCGAGATAATAAAGTATTTATCAAAAAACTCTACATCGGGGTCATTATATAAAGACAAAATTGATAAAAATCTTGAAAGATCATATACACAGGCATCTGATGGAATTTCATCAGGAATATCTGCGATAGCAATTAATGTCTTCTCCGGAGTGATAGTCTTAAGAATATTACCTTCTTTCATCAAGATTGACTTGTTGATAGCGGTAAAGCTTTTTAAGACCGTCAAGGTTTCGTTAGAAAATTTCATAATATAAGTTTCTCCATTGATATTATTTGTGGTATATTATATACCAATTACTTGGACTTGTCAACAGGATTATAAGCTTTCTTATTAGATTTAGAATCTGCAGTAGCAGTAACTCCTAGTTGACCTAGAGCACCCATGTCACCCTTAAAGATATAAGAACCAACATGGTTGATTTTCATCCAAGGACACATCCAAACTGAAAGACCTGCTTTGCGAGCCATCTTACAGAAAAAGTAATCCTCAGATAAGTACCTCTTTGACTCTGGGTCAATGACACAATCAAAGAAAGCATGAATCTCACGAGTCCCATCGAATTTGTCAGTACGAACATGGTCAGGTTTATATGATAACTCTGGATACGTATCTCGATATCTTTCGAGAGCATCTCTTGTAATTAACATAAACCCAGTACCACCTTCGGCAACTTCAACAGGGTCGGAGAGTTTAAATTGTCTTATATCCGCGACAGGATTAAAAACAAAATCTGATGTATATTGTTCTAGGTCAAAAGGATTATCCTTTCCAACACCTTGCTGTGCTGCGA